CCGACGGGAGGGGGGCACTGGACGCTCTGCATCGGGTTCAGTGCCACGTCGTTCGTGATGAACGATCCGAATGGGGAGGCAGACATGCTCAACGGCGGCTATGTGAACCACACCCGGGGCGCCGGAATCGCCTACAGCCGCCGGAACTGGCTCAGGCGCTGGGAGGCCGATGGAGCGGGCACCGGCTGGGCGCTGCTGGTCAAGCCGGTGTAGTGAGTTGATGATGCAGATCCAGCACCCTTGCCAGTGGCACCATGGCTACCTGCGGCACCACGGCATTGCCTAAGGCTCGCAGGCGGTCCACCCGACGGGAAAGCCCATCATCTCCTCGACAAAGGACGGGTTCAGATACATACCCCCCCCAATCGGGAGACAGTCGGAGAGGCGCTGCGGGCCATCGCGGCCAGCGGTCTGCCAGTTCGTCCGGCCCTTCCAGTCGGTGGCGCATGGCGTCAGGAGTCGCCGCCCGATCACCGTCTCCAAATTCGGGAACCGGCTGCCCTGCAGGTTGCCGGTGCTGTTGACCGGCGCGGCCATGGCTGAGCACGTGCGGGGCGTAGGCAACGCACCACCACCGATCCCGCCGATGACATGCACCCACAGCCGCTGCCGGTATGCACGCCCATTCCGCGTCATACCCTGCCTCGGCCAGCGCTCCGAGAACGTCGTCCATTCCTCGATAAGTGATCGCTGCGACATTTTCCAGGACGACGTAGCGCGGTCCCACCAGGCGAATGACTCTGAGCAGTTCGTAGAACAGGCCCGATCGGCTGCCAGCCAGGCCGGCGCCCTTTCCGGCTTGGCTGATGTCTTGACAGGGGAATCCTCCGACCACAACGTCAGCTGAGCCGAGGGTAGGGTTGAAGGTGCGGATGTCATCGTGAATCGGTACGTCGGGCCAATGCTTGCGCAGGATCCGCTGGCAGTACGGCTCCCGCTCTACAAACTGCATGGTCTCAATTCCTCCAAGCCATCGTGCGGCCAGAGAAAAACCGCCAATCCCGCTGAACGTGTCAATCATGCGCAACGACTGCTTCACCCCGCATCCCCCTCCGGCTCCCCTGCCATCAACCTGGAGAACTGCTCCAGCCATACCGTGATCTGCCACCAGTCCGGCGACTCGCGGCAGGTGCTGCCGTAACAGATCCGCCAGAGGGTGTCACCGTCCTGCTGGCGGACCCGGGCGATGGTGATGATGGGAGGGGTCATGGGTCAAGGTCAAATAGCGTGGACTGATCTGGCGATCTAGTATCCTCTACTGCAATCTCCATGTTCTTTATAGCCTGATTGTAATACGACTCCTTTAGCTCAATCCCGATCCCTCTTCTACCTAGTTGAACGGCTCCATATACCTCTGATCCTACTCCCATGAATGGCGTTAAAACAGTTTCGCCCGGGTTTGATCTTAGGCAAATGGCGCGATCAATTACGTCAAGCTGAAGTGGATGGACGTGCTTCTCATCGTCTGGATCTTTCGAGTCTCTGAACGGCAGCACTCTGCCCATGTTAATGTCGTCCCATATAGATGAGGCATAACGGCGCCAGATCCAGTGACTGAAACGATTTTCGGTCTGCTTTCCTTTCCATCCTTTGTACTTGTGCAGATCCGGTGGGATTGGACATTCACCAGCGTAGTGATCTAGTCCGGTTGGGTTGACGATAGGGATTTGATTTTCACCACTACGACGGAATATCAGCAGATAGTCGGCCGATGCTACTCCAGCATATGCCGCGTCTTCTACGATGGTTTTGTGAGCCAAGTTTTTGACCATCGTACGATTGCGAACCCATAGTGGCTCTTTCCAGATTGTGTGCCTGGCAATGTAATGCCAACCCATACGCTCATGCAATTCAATGATCTTCCCAGGCAGATCCATTAGCGCATCTTGGCCGCTGTTTCCGGTAGGAATATCAGTGCAATGAACAGCAGTTAGTCGGCCTGGCATTGTCAGCCTATGAAGATCGGAGACGACATATCCGTAATGATCAAAGAACTGACCGTAGTCTTGACAGTTGCTTATGTCTCGCTCGTTTGAGCTGTAGACGTAGAGCCCGGCAAACGGCGGCGAATAGATTGAGAAGTGGATGCTCTCGCTGGGGAGCCCTTGCATGACTTCGATGCAGTCTCCGTTGTAGATTGCGTAGCGATCGGTGATGATAGCCATGATGGAACGGCAATGGGTGTGAGCGAATAGGATTTAGGGGTGATCTCTAGCGAATGATTCATCTCCGAAACAAGAGATGAAAACATTCGTTCTGCCTGCTGTCGTTTGCGCTGCAGGTTTTCCATTATTCGGCGCTCGCCTTCAGTTAGAACAATGTCAACCGTAACTGGCCGCCTTTGCCCAAACCTCCAGCATCGCCGTACTGACTGATAGTATTGCTCAAACGAGTGAGATGGGAAGTATGCTATATGGTTGCAGTGCTGAAAGTTTAGCCCCCATGCTCCTATCTTTGGCTTTGTTATCAATACGCGCGACTGGCCATCTGCAAAGCTGACTAGTCTTTGCTCTTTGGTGTCGTCAGAATCAGAGCCAGACACCTGAACCGAATTAGGAATCAGCCGCTGCAGCAAGTCACCCTCCTCATTTAAGTGACACCATACTAGGGCCGGATCGGTTGACGAATTAACCATGGCTGCGACTTGTTCGCAACGATCGGTGATTGTCCGTCGTTTTTCTGCTCTTTGTTCTCTAAGGTCTGTCGCTGGTATAGCAAATAACATCCCCTCTGGGACAGTAGAGGTGTTAATCAAATGTTCAACTTCAATTAGGTCGGGCAACAGAAATCCATCATCAGGAAACCCAAGATCAGATGGCTTGCGCACCGCCCTGGCCCAGCTTGTGACCCATTGCCAGAATGGAGTCTCGGCATGACCCTTAAACCTCCACTTTGGCGCCTCTCCATACATACGCCTAGATGTTAGATTGTTCTGATCGTTCTTGAAGAACCTTGCGAGCATATCCATGTGGCCCATATATCCCAAAGCTTCCGAACTGGTTCCCAGCTCAATAAAGTCGTTAGGGGCAGCCGTAGCCGTGGCGAGCAGCCTGTAAGGCATCTTGCGCATAAAGTTAGTTATTTCATTTCGTCGACTACCGTCAAAGTTTTTCAATATACTTGACTCGTCGCAAACGACACCGCCAAAGTCAATAGGATTGAAATACGACAAACGTTCATAGTTTGCGATTACAACAGGCGCCAGTATGGCGCCATCCCTGCTCTGATGACACTCAACGCCGAACTTCTCGCCCTCGCGGACGGTCTGAGCTGCAACTGCCAGAGGCGTCAGGATCAGTACCGGCTTGCCGGTGTGACGAGCAACGTTCTCTGCCCAGGTCAGCTGCATTGCGGTTTTGCCCAGCCCACAGTCTGCGAAGATCGCGGCTCGGCCCTTGCGGAGCGCCCAGGTGGTGAGCGACTCCTGAAAGGGAAACAGCTGAGGCGGCATCCAAAGCGGCTCAAAGCCGTGATCAGCGCCGGTGTGGAGCTTGCGCTCCAAGAACTCGGAGTAGGTCATCCCTCCCCCTCCGGCGCATCCAGCACCGACTGCAGCCATTCCCTGGCGTCGTCGTTGTCGTCAAGGAAGTGCATGGCCGCCTCATTCCCCAGCAGCAGCCGCCCGGCCAGTGCAGGGCCATGTAGAGCCTCCAGGATGCGCCCGGGCTCACCGGCCTGGTGGATGGCCCAGCCGGCGATGCAATGAGTCGTCTCGCACGTGTGCCAGGTATCCATCTCCAGCGCGTCGGCATCTGCCAGCGCAGCGATGGCCACAGCCCGGAGCCTGGCGGGCGCGTCGTCAGCGATTGGCAGGCCGATAGCCCCGCTCAGGTTGGCCCCGCGCAGGTTGGCCCCGATCAGGTTGGCCCCGCTCAGGTTGGCCCCGCGCAGGTTGGCACGCATCCCTTCCGTGCCGCATGTCTGCAGCCAGAGTGCGTGCTGCTGCAGAATTTCAGTCAGGTTCATCAGGCCACCTCCGGCAGCACGCCACGGATGAGGTTGGCGGTTTCGGAATAGCCGAACCGTTCGTCCAGCCAGTCGGCTAGTTCACGGGCTACTGCAGCGGAATCAGTGCGGCAGTCGCGGCACGGTTCAGCGCAGGGGGTGCCACGAATGGCGGCGCAGTTCGCCAGCGCCAGGCGGTCAATCAGTGACATGCGGTCAGGTGGTGGGCCCCCTATCAATACCCCTAGCTGGCGCCGCCGTGCTGCGATCCGTGGACAGTTGCAGGATCGTCACAACTGGTTAGACGTGGCGCCCGCCTCAGGGTAGGTTCCGGGCAGTTGCGGCTCGACCGTGGATGCGTTTGAGATCGGCCGCGCGACCGAGCGGGAACGGCTTCAGCTGCTGCTG